GTCGATAATTCTGGAGATTCATTTGCCCACCTTCATCGCATTGGCTTGCACACCCTTGAAAGGCATCGTCAAGAACGCAAGCACCGAACTCACCGCAGCGGAGACACCAGCGGCTACCGCCTTCGAGCCGTAGAGTGCCAGCACTGCGCCCAGCTCGGCGATGTCGTGTGCTTGTGCAGTTCGGATGCCATCACCGAACACGCTGGTAAAGGAAGCCACGAAAGCCACGATCACAACGACCACGAGTCTCTTGATTGATATGCTGTTCATCGGTTTATCACTGCCTCCAACGCGCTGACCTTGTTTTCGAGTTTACCGAGTCTCTGTTCTATGCGACGCACTTCTTGCTGTTGACCATCGAGCGTGTTGATAATGTGTGACACCTGCGTCTCCAGGCGCGTCAACCTGACTTGTAGTGCGACCCAAGCGGCACCGATTGACATAGTCGTAATAAAGGCTTGTATGCCAATCTGAACCCACATCTCTGCCGTCATGATGCCCTCTCCACTAATCCTACGTGCTGTACCAAAAGTTCGGTTTGTCCAAAGTCTGTCCCGATCACATCGTAATACTTCGAATCATCGCCTACGCGGTAGACCCTGTCCTGCGGCATGACATCAGCACCAACAGCGACTATCAGCGTCCACTGTGCAGATGATTGGATGCCACCGCCTACGATTGATTCTGTGTCGCTCTGGTTGGTTAGCCTGGCGTTGTACTCAGCAACCTTGCGCCATGTCTCAGTAGCACCGCCCCTACCATCTTCGGTAAGCGTGAAGCGGTGTATTTCTACCCGGTCTTGGCAAAGGTTGCGTACCATCCCGGCTTGCAGGGTTGCGCGGAGAATAGGACTCATGCGAACACCAACGGTCTGTAGCGCTCTGCCATGCTTAGGCAATGTGCTTTGAGTTGTGAGAGCTTGACATCGCTTGTGCCTTCCTTGGCATCGATGTCACTAGCACAGCGGCTAGCCTTTATCATCCACGCTTGCCGGGTGGCGGTGCGAACATCGTAGCGCTCTACATTGATCGGGCCTTGGTCAACCCACATCAGGGTAGGGTCTCCGGTGCCATCTTCCAGCGTGTAGCCCTTGACTTGGTAAGGAGAATAAACAGGGTAATCCGGCTGTGTCGTGCCTGATGTACCAGCCACCCTGCACTCGTAGACCCTGCCGTTGGGCGTTGTAGGCACTACACGGTCACCGACAGCATAGGTGGTACTAGCCGTCCAAGTGCTGAACCGTGAGAAAGAATCTAGGATGCTCCCTATATCGGTTGTGGACATCTGCGGATAACTTTGGGCATCCACAAACAGGGATACCTGCGCTATCGCTTCGGCTCGTGTCATCATGCTTTCACTATCCCACATAAAGAAAAACCCCCGGCACGTCTGCCGAGGGCTTGAGATAGAAACCGCTAGGCTTATGTAGCTGCGGATGCTCCGACGATAAGCGAGCCAGGGACACGGCTGGATGCCGTGGCGTTGACGTTGCCAATATCAAAGGCCGAGAACGCAAACCGCTCAGTTGCCTTGAATGCCAAAGCATCCTCGACAAAGTAGCGCTGATCCGAAACCTCAATCGTAACAGTACGGCGGTCGCCGAATGCTGTACCCATGCTCAGGTCACCAAGCAGGATATAGGCAGTGGTAGCGGCCAAGGTTTTAGCCATATTCTGCACGAAAACCACAGGGTATCCGTAGAGCATAGGCGTAGGCCCGTAAGCATTTGCGATGTCGCTGATAGCGTTTCCGCCTAGTGCATCAAGCAGTGGTGCAATCGCGTTGTACCAAATCTCTTTATGCATATACCATTTCGCGTTAGCGGCGTAGGTTGGGAGTTTAGCAACCATGCCCTTCAGGTTAGCAAGTGTTGGCGCATACGTGATCGTCTGGCCCGTGGTGAAAACCTGAACACTGGCGATGTTAGCCTTGGTTGCGTTCTGATTGTAAACGGCATATAGGATGCCATCGAGGCCAGATGTAGAGTCAACAGCGTTATTGAAAACAACGCGGTCTTCTTCCTTAGCGAGGACATAAGCCATATCGCGGGCAAGCGTTGCGCCAAAGTCAATGATGCTATCTTCAGCCAACTCTTTAGAAACCTGAGTAAGAACCGATGGCTTCTTGGCAACCAAGTTGACCTGTGCAAAGGTCAGGTCGGATGCCGTAATAGCCGTATTCTCACCCGGGTAGTAGACCGTGGTCGATGCCGTTGCATTAGGGACGTTCAAGACATCGCTGGACATCGGGTAAATGCGGCAGTTCTGCCGAGCAATGCCAAACTGCTCACGGAGGTAGATAAGCTCAGAGGACAACGGATCCGGAACGGTAAAACCACCAGCGGTGGTTGTGCCTTCGCTCTGTGACTTCAGGTTGTTCTTTACCCACTCAGCGGCCTTGCGGTTGCCCATGATAGAGCGGCCCCACTGGCCCCAGCAGTACGCCTTGTAGTTGGCTTCATCACGAGTACCGGAAAGTGGATTGCGTCCAACGCCGCCGGACTTCCATGGCTGGTCTACTTGCGCTTCTGTAGCGACAGGGTGGCCCTGTCCAAGTGCCTTGATGGTCTCGATACGCTCTTCGATGCCCTTGGCTTCGGCCATCAGGGACTTGACCTGTGCAAGGTCACCGTTACCGGAAGCAAGCTCCCGCGCGGTAGCAAGCACAGAATCTTTCTGATTCTGCAATTGTGTCAAATTCATAATGTTGAGAGAATCTCCAGACGGGCCAGTAAGTCCTGGCGTTCGTCATTGTCATGGGCTTTCGCCTCTACTACGATGTCCGGTTGCGTCTCTGGCTGGTCTGCGTCCCGCAGTGAATCCCAGACTACAGGTGCTAAGCGCTTGGCGCTCGCCCGGCTAAGTCCGACTGCATCCCGCAGCCGACGTTCTACACCCCGCAGGGATGCGGGTTGTACGCTCTTCATGCCGTGCATGGCATATAAACCCTTTGCACGTCGAGCAAATTCATCAATGATGGCATCCGCCATGGTCTGATCGGATACCGCTTCGATGGCTCCGCAGAGCGCATCGTAGTAGGCTTCAAGCCCCTCGTGGATAAGGTCACCCTCGGCATCATCGTATACCGAGATAGCGTACTCTTCAGGGGACTGCTCAGGCATTGGAGCCATGACCATCTCTTCTTCTTCTTCCATCATAGGCTCCATGCCGTAGTACTCCTTGAGGCTTTTGACGCTGTTACGATACTCGGCGGGTGTCGGTGTAATGCTTGCTTCGGCGATAGGCCAGCGGGTTATTTCAGCTGCACCGCCCATGCTCTTACGCTCTACCAGATGACCAGCGGCACCGGAGGAAAAGCCCATCTTGCCTTGCTTACAGAGCTTCGCAATCATAGAGCCGTACTCGTCGGCCATGTCTAGTTGCGCTTCGTACCAAAGCCCGACATCGTCCATCTTGATGTAGCCTGTACCGATGCTCTTCTTGCCGACAGCGGCATCCATGCCGTGGTGGTAATAGACGTTGAGCGGTACGCGCTGACCCTTTGAAACTGGAAAGCCGTAGTCGGTTTGAGGTGTGAAAAAGTCACCTTCAAGGTCGGCGGTCTTGGTATCGCCAAAGCGAACCAGGTAGCCCTTGACGTAGCCCAGCCTGTCGCTCTTGATACCGTCTACGGTAGATGTCAGCAAGTCCATACACCCACTATCCCACAGTGCATTTTTCATAGGTAGGTCGTTAGATCCGGTTGGTATCCTTCTAGGTCTCTAAGCGGTAGCACCCTAGTGGTAGTCCCCCAGTCGGCGTTAGGCACCACGGTTGCCATGTCACTGAGCGGTAGGCCTTCGCTGTAAAGGTTGTAACGAGCGGTGCCTAGTATCTGCTGAGCTTCAAGCGGTGTTAGCCCTTTTAGAATCTCTTCACCGGTGGCAACCTTTGGGCGTGTATCCGGTATCGATGAATCACCGGTTATCTCTGCCCAGCTAAGGGTCTCCGGTATCATTACGCACCGGCAGTTCGGGTGTGAAGGCATGATGGTGTCGGTAGCCTGAAGGGTGCCGGACAATGCCAGACAGGCAAGACATACCCGCGCATCCTGCGTAGCCTGCCGCCGGTATCCGGTCACTGCGCCATTCTCGGTATATAGTTGCCGCTGAGCTTCACGGCTTGCGCGTATCATCTCGGTACGGGCGATAGTCTCAGCACGTTGCCTACCGATATCTGCCGCCTTGCGTACCCGCCGTGCTACCGTGCGTGGGCCTTCGCCAAGGCTGATGCCCTGTACCAAAGCCATCTGCATAGCATCGGTGGTTACTTGTGGGATGGCATCAAATAGGACAGCCAAAGGCGAACCATCGCCTGCGAACCCGACAAAGGCTTGGAGTTGTTCATCAGGAAGACTTGTCCATGAAGTACCAAGGGTAACGCCTGCGGGCTTGCGACCCGCTGCCGCTTCCACAAGGCTCGGCGTTGCATCATTAGCAAGGATAGCGGCTTGTAGTTGCCCATCGGCTGTAATCACTGCCCCTTCGATACTGAACTTCTTCAGGTTCTTTCCGAGCTGCTCGATGTTATCGATGATCCGCTGACGCATCCAGAGTATGGTTTCGGATGGCGGTTCCCCTTTATCCATGCGCTCTTGGATGCGGCCTTCCAGCGCTTCAAGCTCATCGATGCTGGCCTTGGTTGCTGCTTTGTATGCGCGTTGCATCCGGCTGATGGCTACGCCTTCACGCTCTAGTAGGTCATTCCTATACTTCTGGGATGCGGCATAAATCCTACCCGTGCCGTTGTCTACTCGCTTGAGATTTCCTCCAGCGAATACCCGTAAAAAGGGTGGCTCTTATACACTACCCCCGGAGTGCATACGTGGTCACCGTCAAGGCTCTTACCGTCTGGCTGCATTGCGTCCCGCTTGGATGTAGACCACCTGAACCCGGCATCGCCTCCCCATAGATCCCAGGCTACGCGCCCCGGACTAGGGAAGCCTTCCTCACCAGCGTTGAAGCCTTCGGCATTCTTGTCTACTTCATGACGGCTGAAGAACGAGTACATCCGGAGTATCGTGTCTTCGGATAACTTCTCACCGTTGACGATTTGGTTAGCCCGTGCCAAGCCTACCCGTGTGCCGCCGTCAAAGCCTTCCGCCTTCCAGTCAAGTGCGCGTTGTGCTGCTGTTCGCATTGCTTCGGTTGGGCGGAACTTCATCTCATACGATCGCACTGCGGCACCATCAAAGCCGCCGGTGCTTTGTACCGGGATTGCCGTTGGGTGTAGCTGCCCTTCGTCTTCTGGGATGGCTTCAAGACCGGCTATGCGCTTGGCTTCAGCCCGATCAATGATGCCAGACTTGTACAGGCGCTCTGCCCGTGTGGCTTCCGCCTGTAGGTCATCTGCAAGCGCCCTGACCGTTTCAAGGTCATACATTACATAATCACCCTGCTGTGTCTCAGGGTACTCAGGTAGCAGATCAGCGGTAATCGCATCCGCAAGGGTACGGAGCAAAGGCACCATGCCATCTTCCCAAGCCGCTTGCTGGGCTCTCTCATAATTGCTGTAGGTAGACCGCTCTAAGCCTGAACCAAGGCCCAATACCATCGGGTTGATACCAAGGGCTGAACAGATACGCTCTTCCGGTACACGTCTCACAGAATCCAAAGCAAGCTCTGAAGGAGTAAGGCTAACCCTATCCATCTTGTAGGCACCGGTCATAACCACGATGCCGCCGCTACCGTCCCCGGTAAGGTCTTCGTGCAGTTGGCGCTTGACCTGCCGAGCATCATCCATGCTCATATCAACGCTGGTCTCTTTGGCATCAGGCCCGACGATAAGACTAGGCATAGCACCGTTAGCCAAGAGTCCGTATGCGGTAGTGGATGCCGTGTTGTCGGTTGCAATCTCCCGCAGTACAGCGGTAAGCGGTGCACGGCCAATACGGATATCGCTAGGGTCTCTACCGTACCGGATATGGATTATGTCGGATACCGGAATGTCAAAGGAGCGGCCATCGGTGGTGTAGATGTAGTGGGTTAGTGGGTTTACGCCGTTACCTACCGGGCGTACCATATCCTGCGGCAGAAACTGCAGAGCGGTCACGGTGCCACGGGTCGTAGATCGAATCTTTCTAAGGTAAGTATTGCCAAAGAGTTTGTAGTCTTGGATGACCCAGCCCCAGAAAAGGCTACCCATTATCATCGGATCCGGTTGGGCCATGAGCTGCAATACCGGGTGGTCTTCTACCGGCTCCGCCTGCTGGCTGTCTACCGGTCGGTAGAGCCTTGGCGTGGCCTGCGGGTAGTTCCTGACGTACCAGTCAATGGCACTAGCCACAACCCCATTCAAGCCTAGGTCACCGGCTACTCTAGCCCAGTCCTTAGTACTCCCAGGGAGCGCCCGGCGTAGCAAAGTCTGCAGCTGACCAGAGCCGTACCCAGTGAGGTAGATGTCTCTAGACTGAGACAACGGCAGCGGTAGTGCCTGTGTCGGGTTGGCTGCGGCTTTACGCCCAAGGAAGCGGTCAAAGATACCCATGGCTTCAGTATCCCACAGGACTAGACGGCTCCCCATGAACGCTTGGAACCGCACACCTGCCAAGCATAGGCCAGTGCGTCTACAACGTCATCATGCCGCCCAACTGGGAAACTCAAAAGCTCATCCTCAAAGTATGCGGGCAACCCTTGGCAATGCATTACTTGGCTTTGCTCATACCGGGCTTCCAGAGGGGCAAAGCGGGTCACCTTGTCTCTGTCTGGGCGTATGCCCCGGATAGGCAGTTTCGTACGCCGTAGAAGCTCCTGCACGACAGCGGCTTGGTATTGAACCTGCTCAATGCCAATCATGCTAGGATTCCACTTAGCGGCCATTGCTTCGATGAAGCGTAGGACAGCTGCAAAGTCTGAGCGGGTACGGTTGATGTCTCGCACGTAAATCGTCCCATCATCACCACGGCTCACTACAGCAACCCCGGTGTAGTCGGCTTCAGACTTCGTAGAGATTGCAAGGTCAACACCGATATAGGTAGGCAACCCTTCAGGACAATCGCCATACCGCAACCACTCCCGCTTGATGCGAGCGCCCGCAGCA